ACCATGCCATCCTTACTGACATAACCAGACCAAGGATTTGTCGCTTCTAGAATTCTTGTGTTTGTATGATAAAAAGATTGATAATTCAAATATTCAAATAGACTAGAAAGTGGTGTCTTTGAAACGAACTGTTGATAGAATATTATCTATTCTACCATTAGGAACCTCACTAAGAAATAATTGCTCAGCAGCTTCTCTATTAACCGCTGTATATTCCTTGGTTAACTGTGGTCCAGTGCCATTAACTTTGTAATACACTGTGTGCGGTACATTTGCCATTACTTAGAAGTTCCAAGAATGGTTTTGACAGCAGTAATCACAGCTGTAGGTTCATCTATAAGGAGTGCGCGTTGTGCTGCAGCAGGAGAGTTCTTCATGATGGTTTTCTCTTTAGAAACACCATCAACTGTGTAGGTAACTACTTGTTGAAAATTGTTTGACATTTGTTTAAGCGAATGAATGTGCGGGGAGACCATCAACGAATATGAGATCAATAACTTTCTGGAGACGATTACGGGTCGCCAGTGATGCTTTGCCAGACAGTGGCACAGTCACAACACCATGAGATTTACGATATTGTGAGAGATCACCAGGAGTGATCTTTCCATCAGCGATATCTTTAACATCATCACTATGTAGGCGAATAACACGCCCAATCGTCTGCGCCATCTCAATAATAGGGAGATTACGCAGCAAAATAGTGTGAGTCAGACCAGGAACATTGATGCCCTCAGAGAGAATAGAATAGTGGAAGATGATGAACTTTCTGTTGTCATCTTTGCCCCACTCTGTCAAGGTCTTGAAGAACTCTTGACGACCAACTTTCTGACGATTGATATATGCACCATGCTTAGATGTGATGTGCAAGATATCATAACCTTTGGCATTGAGCTCTGACAGAACATCAGTCTTAGACAACATGTTCCACAGAACACGAGTATTAGGAGCAGCAACTAGCACCTTAGCAGACTGTTCCTCAGACAAATCATCAACAACATCAATAAGCAGGTCACGATCTACCTCATGTGCATTGTCTTTAGTGCGAACAAGTTCAGACTCGTGAACAACAAGCTGAGGAGGAATAATGCTGCCGTTGTTGATAAGTTCAGGAGCAGGAACGATCTCAAGAGTATCACCGAACACAACCTTATTGTTCATGCCACGAGAATAAGGATCGCGAGAATACTTGGGAGTTGCAGTAAAGAAATATGCAGACTCTGCTGCCATGGATGTAGCAGCAACACCAACAAAGTGTGATTTCTGTGTTGCATTGTGTGCCTCATCACAATACATGACATCAACATTGATGCCACTGTCAACAATACGACCGAGACTGTGATAAGTTGTGAAGATCAACTGATGAAAGTTGCCACGGCAAGCAGTATCGTGAGCAGCAATCTGATCGGGTTTGGTAGTACGAAAACCGTCAACCTCACCACTGTGAACATGCATGACAGCACAACTCACATGACCATTGAGATAGCTGAAGAACTCCTCAAACAGTTGATTAGCAAGAAGAATACGAGGAGCAACAACAACAACTGTCTGAACATCATCAGACTCAAGGAATCGACGCTTGCAATCTTCCATCATGATGACAGTCTTTCCACCACCAGTAGGAACATAGACGCAACCTTTGTTGTTGTTCTGAATTGCGTCAAGTGCTCGCTGTTGATGAGGACGAAGTTGCATGATGTTCTGTCGATTATGCAATAATTATAGCAGGTCCATATCCTTGCGGACATGCCCTTGTGACGCTTTGTTCACCGTCCTCCACCATGGATGCTCCCACTCTTTATTCATATTATCATCTACCCATCTTTTGAGTGAGTAATATCTTTCTCTCCAAATATCTGCCTCAGACTTTTCCTTATTTGGATTTGAAGTTGTACTTGATGACATACTGTTGGTGCTCTGTTCCATTCGAGTGAACTATTCTAACATGTTCTATAGTGTAATGCGGATCTAATCTTTGACCCAGAGTATGTAGCTGCCACATGATTTCACTCTGGTTTCTGTTATCGTCATTATTCATTTGAGCGCCATTCCTTACGCATACTCTGATATGTATCATCGTATGCTACTTTGTCTCTCACTACCTTGAAAACCTGTGCAGCTTTTGCTTTCTCGTTATCTCTCCAGTCTACTTCTTGTGGGAGGACTTTACCATTTTGATCGTATTTACGCCCGTCTGAATGATTAGCATACCGTCGCGCTCTCGTAAAACCCATTTCAAGGAATTTCCTCGCCATGTCCATACCAATGAAATCCCGTCGTACTCGAAATTCAACGAACATGGAGTATATTTTAGCAGCAGATTTGCTAGCAGTATCTTCATCTACAAACCTCCAATGAGCGCATATGTCGTTAGTGTAAGGGCGTACCAATAACACTCCTTGCTCTCCCCTTCCAATACGATAAAGTTTGCGAGTTTCTTCATCTGTAAAGTCAAGTTGTTTGTAATCGAGTTCATAATCAAATTCTTTCATGATTACCTGTCATCAGGTCATAAAGTTCTTGTGCCTTAGTAAATTCTCTTTGATGATAATCCATCATTGACTTCACACATTCTAGCATCTCATCATATGCAAACTGTGCTGTTACATCATTATCACAGAGATAATCATCTATAGCATCTTGCATACGATCTTTACGCTGCTCACTATAAGTTTTGTCGGGTCCGAGATAAGGTCTAGTCATAATACTGAACGAGTTGGAAACCATCCTGTGCTACACAACATTTTAACATCTGCCTGGTTATCTTGCCTCTCACCTGGTGTCACTTCTTTAACTGGTAGGTGACCCATACCCATCTTATTTGCCAGCTCTCTTACACTAACTGATTGACCAGTCCCAACTGATACAGGTCCTCTAATCGTACTAACAGCAAGATAACGAATGGCACGACATACATCTTCAACATGAATCCAATCTCTTGTGTGGTTGGTGACATAAGTTGCAGTCTTATCCTCCAACATTCTATACATCATGTCTGGACGACTGTTCTCACCATATACTGTCGTCAATCTCATGCCAATGGATTTAGATGGTGCCATGACTTCATTGATCCATTTAGTCATTGCATATGGATTCTCCCAGTATTCACCATCTACAGCACTGGATGATGCATAGATCAACAATGTGTCAGTATCTCTACACCAATTGAACAACTTCCGTGCCTTCTCTACATTATTATCGTAGAACTTTTGCGGGTTATCTAAGCTTTCACGAATATTCGCGAACGCTGCCAGGTGGATGACCAGATCATAGTCTCCACCATTAAAATTAGCAATATCATCAGGAAAGTCAATTCCATCGACATTTACAGAACCAAATACTTCTTGCCAGTCAGCATATACATGCCTGCCAATGAAACCTTTGTGACCTGTGACTAATACTCTCATTCCTTCTCCTCTTTTGATCCAAAATACTTAGATGGTACAACAGGATTGTGATTTTTATTCTTGATTACAATAAATGCATCCTTGTTATACTTACGGGTGCCTTTCTTGGGTGCCCATTTAGTACCAGCTCCATCAATCGCATAGACTGATGCACCACCAATCTGCACTACTACATCATCATAACAATCCCATTTAAGTTGTGCGATAGTATCAGAAAGTTGTTGATGAATTGTTTTCATCACTGCTGCTGCTTTTCTTTGTGTTTCTACTGAATAATCCATAATTAACCGAAACCTTTTTGTGAACGAGCTTTGTGTGGTGAGTTGTTTTTATCTAGCACTTCAATACGATCAAGAAATGGTGCTTTGTTCCACCAAATCTCATGCGCTTGTGCCCAGTTGTCAACTACAACTGCATCACCATTCTTGGCGATGATCTTGTAATGATGACGATCATAGAGACCATCACTAGTTTGTGTGAAAGTCTTTGTCATTTTACGATGTTCAACAGGATCAAATCCCCTGCCTTCAACAACTGCACTCCATGGTGCATAGAGTGGTCCATCATAGTTATTTGAATTTTGCATTGACACTAACTACCGTAGCATTAGGGTTACGGGCTAGAGCAACCTTTTGTGCTTCTTGATAGTCGCGGGCATGTACTTCTTCTTTGAAGACTGTGCCTGCAACATATAGGGTGACTTCGTGTTTCATGATTAATTACTGATAGATGTGGAACATCATGCCGTGGTAACCTGAATTGTACTTCTTACCAGACCCTTTCATCTGGAGATGAAACAATTTGAAACCATCAGCAGTGCGAAACTCTAGAGTAGTACGATTAAGTTTCCACTCTCCTCCCTCACATTGCTTAGCTAGATCATCGATGTTGATGATCTTCATGTCATCTGTTTTTTTGTTACGCCATACCATCTTGCTAACAGGCATACCATTATCAAGACCACGACGCACGATGACATCAAAAATACGCATCTTATTGGCGTTCATGAAGTCCAGGAAGGCGTCCTTAACTGGTTGTGGGATGTTGTTAGCGTAGACACGATTCTGACGCTCCTCAGCGTCACATAGAGGGAGGTCTTTGTGGCGCAGTTTGACAGTTGACATGCCAAAATTGTTAGGCACACCGAAGAACAAACGAATGAAAAGAGCTGGAAGAGTATCCTCCAGGTCAAAATACTGAATGAATTTGCGAGAAGAAAGCAATGCAACCTGTGTGTGGTTCTTGCTTACATTCTTGACAGAATATGCTGTAGTTGACTCATTGTCATAGATGTCAACTTTAGTATGTGGGCGACCGTCAGTGACATGATCACCACCAAACATCTCGTTCATGGTGTCAGTCAGATCACGCTCATAGTCATGACCTTGTGCCTTTGCTAGTCGTCCTGCTTCTACTGCGTTCATGTTCCTTTGTTTGTTATCCATATTATAGCGCCCTTAGAGAGGCGCAGAAAGGGCACTGTGACAGTTATTGCTTTGGCATAGCAAGGTCAGATCTTTTATCATATTTCCACTCAGCATATTCTCCTTCAGCATCAACATAAACCAAGAAACATTGACTGTGTTTATAACCACGATACAAATGTCTCCAGTGCTTATGCTCCATACCACTGTATACACACATGTCTCCAGGTTCTAATTCATACTCTAAGAGCTCATCATTCACCTCGAAATATATGGGCCAAGGTATATCTTTCTCGATGCAAATCGTGACGCCATATTCACCAGGAGCGCGATCTATATGAGGTGGTAATTCACTGCCTTTAAGATATACTCGTGAGTATGAATAACATGGATGCAGTTTCTTTCCTACTATCTCCTCAATTCTTGGTTGTAATTGTAATAACAATGCCTCAAAAAATATGGGAGCATAATATGAAATTGAGTTACGAATATCTTTGTCCTCAGGATATCCTAAGAACTTCATCATCATATCAACATTAAGGGAGAGATACTCACAGAATGACTCTGATAGTGCTCCCTTTTCAAGATGTATCATTTAATAATAGAAAATAAAAAGGGGAGCATAAAGCTCCCCGACTAGTTCACAATCCAACGATACGGTTAGGATCGTCGCCATTCTCTCCCTTGACCTGAGGATAGAATTGATCCTTATCAAAGGGCAATTGCCAATCATTGTTGAGCATGTAAAGAGACAATGACTTGCAGATCATACGAAACTCTTCCCACTTGTGGTCTTGAGTTTCACGCATTGCCTCAATATACTCCTCGTTATCACCTTTGTTGTCAAAGTGTTGTACAACCTTGAGAACACGCTTCTGCTCGTGATATTGCTTCATCAAAGCATATACACGATCTTGGAAGTAGTGATAAGGGAAGGAATAGTCAACATTCACCTCATCGACACATTTTGTGTCCAACCACTCCTTGCACTCATTATCACGCCAAGCAATAGTCTTGGTAGGAACATCGCATCCCTTGATGACATTACGCACAACCTCATTCTTATCTTGGGTTGGCATGTTAGGAGCTGATTCAAACACGAAATCGCGAATGATTGCCTCCTCTTTCTGCATGTCACCAGATGCAATCAATGATGCACAGGAAGACTCAAGATCCTCTTTTGTGTGTGATTCTTGAGGCAAACCGTCGTTCTCTTGTTGCAACCAAACTTCACGGTTGTATCCAGCAGAACGACCCATAGTTTCGATGAAGTCAACCTCATCAAACCATGCACCGTCAGTATATCCGTTCAGGAAATCTGACTTCTTACGGGTAATGCCATTCTCACCTTTCCAGTAGTAAGTTCTACCAGAGATGTCAGTGATGACACATGGTGAGATAGCAGGCAGTGGGCAAGTCAGATCGATACCCTGAGCCCGAGAGTTAGCAAGACCTTTGATGTTCTTCTTGCTAGATCCCTTCTTACGGGCTGGGTTCTCTTCAGTTTCGCCCCAGTAAATATCTTCGTAGTTGTGGTAGTTACGACCGAGGTGCTTAACACCTTCTCCACCCTTGAATTCATAAGAGAAGAAATCCGCACTAATGTTACGGAGTTCATTGTAAGGAACACGCCCAGATTGCGTGTCTTCAAAAAACATAGTCATAAAGTAAATCAGCGCCCATTGCGCCTCATGTGTTTACCTCCATATTATACCCCCATCATGGGGGATGTGTCAACTGTGTTACGGTTCTGTCACATCTCAATTGGGTCTAGGTTGATTTCACCAAATGGTTCAGGTGGCAGAACAGGATCGGACATAACAGGGAATTTATCAGCGTATGGTGCTCCCAATCCCTTAATAGCTTCGATAAAGATCTGATAGTTACTACCAACAGTTCTATACATCTCATCAGAACCTTTGTCAGTCATTCTCATCTTAAGATGACGGGGATTCTCTGCCTGGCGTCTGAAATAATCCAGTCTAATGTTCTCATGAACAGGAATAAATTCTTGTTCAAATCCATCATTATATACCTCTCTTCTATCAGGGAGATGTATATCTCTATTCTCTAAGAATCTACATGAGTCTGCTCTAGTTTTCTCCCAGAAATCAGACTTATACTGAGTTCCAAACTGACAATAGAAAGCAAGAGTTGTTGCATAATCAACCTTGTTATCTAACCATCTCTCCTCTACATCCATACGCTGGAAGTTTGTGAACTGTCTATCAGGATCTTCATACAAATACATTGCAATAGCTTCTGATAGGTCTGCCTCTGGATAAGACTTAAACCCTAAGAATTCATCATTAAATCCTAATGCGCGACCAGTTCTAGCATATCTACCACAAGGATGGATACAATAATCGGAAATGTTGTGATCCCATTCTGTTTTCTTGTATGAACAATGCTTCTTAACTTCACAATGCTTGTTGAAGTCTTTTACCGCTTCTTCCTCAGTTGTGATATCACTATCGTATGAATATACCCAGGTCTGTGCATCAGCAGTAGGAATACCAGTCAGATATCCATGCTCACATGCAATAAATGCAGTGTAATTCCAATCACCAGGGATTCTACGATTAACTGTCAGTGTTGTATCTGTAGGATTGTAATATGCTGGATGATAATCATCTTTATTGATAAGAGCTCCTCTCACACAATCAACAACAAAATCAAAATCCTCACCATCAACCTTACATCCTTTCTTACCAATTTCTAGTGAATTTACTCTCTTATCTACCATTACAACATCACCCCATTTATATTGTTTGGTGAAGTTCTCCCAGAAGAAATCAACTACCTTGCCCTCATCTACATGCAAACTAGACTCACTGGTGTCATAGTAGTTAAAGAAGTTATGATCTCTTCTAGCACCAAAACCAATATATTTCATGCCTAGTTTTCTAGTCGCATCAAATTTGCGATGAAAATCTACACAACTAAGAGTGGTATTAGCACCAATTATATTTACACCCATGGGGTCCATCTGAACCCCAAAATTCTCTACTTTATGACTGCAATCTCTAATCCAATAAATGACATCATCATTGTATACACAGTCAATACCATCTCTAGCACCAACTAGATGAATTAGTGCGAGTACTGCATCAACTCCAGCACCAACAATTGCAATTTTTCTGCTCATTTCATAATTTACTATATCAATCGTATTTATTAGTTAATGACTGGAAGAATATTATAATCTTCAATACCTTGTTTCTTTAATTCTGCAATCCACCACAAAACATCTTTGTCCTCATAGAATACTGCCCGTTGATGTGAGTAATAACCTTTCTTAGGACGCTTCCATTCAACAGCTAGTTTCATAGTCATAAAAGCTACAGTGTGATGAACTCTGGCAGAGTTAGTCTACTTGGAATCCCACTGCTTGTCAACAGTGATGTTTGCAAGACGAAACTCGTCGTCAA